CTTTCTTCCAATCCAAATGGCTTTGGATAAGACGACATGCTTGATTAAGCAAATCAAACCAACCTTTGCCTACAGCAATACCGCCGTACTTACCTACGAAAATTTTAGGATATACTTTCGGAAAGTATTTTTGCATTTCTTCATCTGTTATCTTCATTGTGCCGCCTTTACATAATGTAGTCTAGTTTCGTCATTGCCATGTTTCCAATGTTTACTATTGTCTTTGACTTTAGCTTTAACAATTACACATGGACCGCGTTTGAGTTCTATTTGGCTCATCCAAGAAGCCATTTTATTGTTTATTATAGCACAGATATTCCAAGCGTCAAAGTTTTTTGACTTAATCACTTCAAGGATCTCACAATCCAAATCTGCTAAACGTTCGCCTGGACTACCCAAATATCCTTCTTCAACTGCTCTTGATGCTTTCTTTACTTCATTGTGTACTTGGTCACGAGTTTGTACACTAGGCAAACATGCTATGAAACCAAATTTATTAGTAGGAATATTCTCACTGGCCAAAAGACTATTAATAGTAGTTAGGAATTCATTTTCACCATCGATAGCCGCAAACAGCAATCGCTTGTAATACTTTTTAACTTCTTCTGCCTTCTCTGAATCTTCTGGCAGTAGTTTAAGAGGCATTGGCGCATCGGCTGGATCACCGTTCCACAATCTATGATCTAATGTGGATTCCATTAGTGATCTATTTGTGTGCTTCAGATACATATACTTGCCGTCATTATCATAAACGGCTTCGGGAACTTTAACGTATTCGCCGTTGATTCGCTGTGCCGCACAGGCTAGTTCTAATACCTGCTGTGTAGGAAACTCTTTCATGTCGCTCACTCTATGAGTTAATATAAGTGTATTTTACATGAAAATATGCTGTTTGTCAAGTGTCCACAAGTGTTTGTATACTTTTTTGGCTATTCGTTTGGTAAGTTCAGATAGTCCAAAATGATCTATGTAAGCACGTAAGTTTGGACTAACGAATTCGGTACCTCTACGCATTTTGCTCATAATACTGATTCTAGTAAGATTTTTTCTAGCACGGTACGCATCAATATGGCGGAGTAGTTCTATTGCTATGCTTAAAGCATAAGCATCAACTTCGTCTGGATCTGATAGATATTCTTTGTATGGAGAGCTTTCGTGGGCAGAATATGTAATATAGTCTCGTTTGATACTTTGGTGTCGATGTCTAAATTCGTGTACTACAGCATCAAAAATCTGTATTAAGAATTCAGTAATTTGTATTTTTGAAAAATAATCTGTATCTGGAAAATTATGGTAGGCAATAACTTCAATTGGAGTATCGTGATTAAAGTCATCTTCTGGGTCGTAGTATGCCATTACATAAAACCCACCTGTGTCTAGGGTTTTATCTTTTTTAGTTTTAATTATTAGATCAAAATCATGATCTTTGAAAGTTCTACGTAATTGACCTACTAGTTTTTTAAAACTTATAGGTTCAGAATTCGTTGATCGAACGCTTTGACATACAGTATTAACACGTTCGATTATTGAGTTCATTATTACAACCTATATGTTACTCTACCTTTTGTGAGGTCATATGGACTAACCTCTACCCTAACACTATCCCCTAGGATAATGCGAATCTTGTTTTGTTTCAATTTACCACCCATATAACATAGTAGCAAGTTAGGCATATTTTCAACCTTGACTCTAAACATGTTACCTGGTAATACTTCGTCTACTGTGCCTGTTAATTCTAATATATCGTCTTTAGCCATTTTTTGCTTTCGCTATGGACCAGGTGCTATCACCGTTATCAGTCCATTCGAGTGTATCTCCTTCTTTCCATCCTTGTAAGTCTAACAGTTCTTGTGGCAAAGGCAGTACTACGTCTCCGCTACCGTCATCTGCTTCTTCAACTGTTACTGTCCATTTTGTCATAATGTATTTATGGTCCTAAGTCTTCATCCTTGTATGGAACAGGAAACCAACCCAGACTATCTAAGTCACTGGCAATTTCGTCAGTTACTGTGCCTTCCGGTACAAATTGATGTTTAGCAAATATAGCATCAACGTGTGATTGTTCTTCATCTGTAACAGCTAGCATACCTCCCATTCCGGAGCAATACCAATCCATATAGTCGCCTTCGCCCCGCCAACTAGCTATAAGCCCGCCAGCACCACGCCAAGATGCTGACCAATATTCTTCTTTAAGAATAGGCCATACATTATTTGGATCACGCTTACACCATTGCATATTACAAAATGCCGCATACAAGTTTTGAGCGTAGTCTTCACGTGTGCGTATTTTTTGTAACATCCACGGTGTTTGCCAAATAATTTCTTCTAAATCTCTTTCATCCATTAATGGAATGCTCCAGTAAAACAGTGGTGTAATTCGTGACCTAGTGAATCATTGTTAGTCATTTTTGGCACAATAATCGTACAAGTATTGTCAGTCCAAAAACTACAGGCCTGCATTGGTACACCTTTAAATCCGCCATTACCACGCCTAATACTTTCTCGTTCACACGCCTGCGGTACATTGTCTGCGGTTATAATACTAACTGTAGTCTGCTTAGTCATCAAACTAGTCATTTGATATAGATCAGTTGGACTACGTTCAAGACCTGCGAAAACATTAGTAGTTATAAACATTGCCACGATTGCTAGTGCCTTTTTCATATACTGCCTTTCTATGCCTGTGTTAAAAATGGTGTAGACGGGAAGATTCGAACTTCCAAAGGCAGTCTAAGACCAAGCCCCGTACCCTCCGTTCAGCTGGGGGTCAGCTTACTAGGAGGAGGTTTACCAGTTACACTCACGTCTACCTAACAATTATAACACCTCGTGTAAATACTGTCAATGAACTTTACAACTATTCCTCTTCAAAATATAACATGTTTTGGACAACAAACTATGTTGGACCGTCCATTATTTAACATAAGTTGGATTTTGGGTAGATTTTGTAACTATAAATGCTCTTACTGTTGGCCCTATGCTAGGACCGATGTTCCCGATCACCAAACGCTGGAGGTGTATAAAGCCACCGTCGATGAGATTAAGCGTCAGGCACGAGCTAATGGATTTAACCAGTTCCATTGGTCGTTCAGCGGAGGTGAGCCTACAGCCTACAAACAACTACTCGATTTGATTAAACATTTAGACGATGGTGTACAAACTCCTTACCAAACTGTACATATGACTACTAATTTGTCACCAGGTTCAAAATGGTGGGGTAATTGGTGCCGTAATACTGAAATGTTACAGCGCCGCAGTATCACGGCCAGCTTCCATGACGAGTTTGCCAAAGAACAAGAGTTTGGAGATAAATGTTTACAACTAATGTACGAACGTGTACATGTAACAGTTAATCAAGTAATGGTACCAGAACTATTTTATGATACACTTGCTCGTTGCAATCGTCTACGAGAACGCGGTATTAACGTGACACTCAAGCCGCAGAGTAATGATACGGCTACAGCTATAGTAGATGGTTACACACCTGAGATGATTAATATCATGCAGAATGATTTTGAACAACAAGAAGAATACCAAATTAGGTTAACTGATGGTGATAAAAATTATTACATTGATCAAGCTGAAAGATTTAATGCGCTAGGGTTTAATCAGTTTGCCGATTGGACTTGTAATAGTGGATATCAAAGTGTTATAATTAAAGGTACTGAAGTTAAACGTGCTTATAGCTGTTATGATGAGCCGCTAGGTACAATAGAAAAATTTACTTTGTTTTCTAGCCCACAGAAATGTATTACACCGAGATGTGTTAGTTCGGCAGACAGCAAGATACCAAAATGCAAATAAATCTAGAACATCTACATTATTGGATGTGCGCCATCCGTAACAGTAAAGACCCAATGCGAACATTGGATGCCTTCTGGAGAGGTCAACTTACTAGTAAAGAATGGCTCATAAGAGAATTAAAGAATAACAAGCAACACTACAAACTTTGGCCTAACATTGATATACATGGAGGCTGGGTAGGAACTCTCGCTAGTATGCTATTTCAAAGCGACATGTATATTAATCATATTAACAGTATTGATATTGATCCTAGTTGTGAAGCAACGGCCAGATTGATGAATCAAATCGAACATGAAGCAGGCAAGTTTCATGCCATTACACAAGATATGTGTACCTTCCGCAGTGATGCTGATATTATCATCAACACAAGTTGCGAACACATAACTCAAGACCAATTTGACTTATGGAAGTCAGGTATGCCTCATAATTCGTTACTAGTCTTACAAAGTAATAATTATATTATAGACGAACACGTTAGACCAGCTGACAGTTTAGAACACTTCAAAGAGCAATCTGGTATTAACGTAATATGGGCTGGCGAGTTAGAAACACAATTATACACACGGTATATGATCTTAGGAAAACAATAATGTATACATATACTGATATAAAAAGACTACACTTAGAAGTATCTAGCCTGTGCCAAGCAAAGTGTCCAATGTGTGCTAGAAATGATCATGGTGGATTACCAAACCCAAATTTAATAGAACAAAATTTAGATACAGCGACTTTTAAAAATATCATCCCTGTAGATTTGATAAAGCAAGTTGAAAGTGTATCGTTGTGTGGAAACTATGGCGATCCTATTTTAAACAAAGATTTAATAGATATTGTCAGCTACATATCAACGTCTAATCCTGCCCTAGAGTTACAACTACATACAAACGGCAGTGCTAGAACACCAGCATGGTGGAGTGACCTAGCTAAGGTTATGCCGCAAACACACACTGTATTATTTGGCATCGACGGACTTGAAGATACCCATAGCCTATATCGAATTGGCACTGACTTTAATAAGATTATAGAAAATGCCACAGCATTTATTGCCGCAGGAGGCAGAGCCCGTTGGAACTTTATCACATTCAAACATAATGAACATCAACTAGAAGCCTGTCGCAAAATGAGCCAAGACCTGGGTTTTGAAAGTTTCCAAGAAAAACAAACTAGTAGGTTTATTGGAGATCCATTTTTTGAAGTATTAGATAGCAATGGCAATGTTACTCATAAGCTAGAATCTCCTACAGAGCAAAAGATAGCATTTATAGATAGAAAAACAGTTGAGAACTACAAAGAGGCAATAGCAAACTGTACAATCTCATGTGAAGTAGAAGGATCAAAAAGTCTGTATATAGATGCCCAAGGATACGCATGGCCGTGTTGTTTTCTAGCTGGTGTGCCTTATCAATACTCTAGACCAGAAAAATTAGTTTGGGATTTTATGAATCACAACAAACAAAGTCTTAATACTGCTTTAGAATCGTTTGGTGGAATAGAAGGACTTAATCTTAATAAACGGTCTATAAAAGACCTTGTAAATAGCCATGCTTGGCAAACAGTATGGAACAAAGGATTTGAAGATAAATCAGTTGTGATGTGTGCTAGAGTATGCGGTAAGTTTAAAACAGTGGACATCAGTCAGTGTAGGGATCAATTCTTAGAATTGGATTTTTTTAATGAAAGATAAGATACAAGACTACATAAAAATAATTGAAGAAAAGACTGGAAGTCCTACGTTCTGTGCCTTGCCCTGGATACACATGGCTACACGTCCGAATGGTGATGCTAGGGTATGTTGCGTTGCTAATGCTTCTGGTGCTCACACAGGTGATCACGGAGTTGGGCTTGTTAAAAAAGAAAATGGTGAACCTGCTAACTTTGGCAGAGATACTCCCTTGTCTGCTTTTAATAATGACTATATGAAATCTATACGTCTTACCATGTTAGATGGTAAGATACCTGCTAGCTGTACAAAATGTTTTGAAGAAGAGTCTAACGGAGTCGTAAGCAAACGCTTATGGGAAATGTATGAATGGAATAGAGATGGTCTTGATTTTAACAAACTTATTACTGGCACTGATAGTAGTGGTGCGGTACCGCCGGTAATTAGATATTTAGATTTACGACTAGGGCATACTTGTAATCTCAAGTGTGTTATGTGTAGTCCACACGATAGTAGTCGTTGGTTACAAGATTATGATAAACTAGTCGAAAAGACTAAGAGTAAAATCGTAATACATCAAGTAGAATTTAACAAGGCCGAATTTAATAACACGTGGTATGAAAAACCAGAATTCTGGGATGATGTGTTTGAACAAATTCCACATATAACACAGTTATATTTTGCTGGTGGTGAACCGTTGATGATTAAAGAACATCGCAGGTTCTTAGATGAAATTATCAAACGTGGCTATGCTAAGAACATTAGCCTGCGTTATAACAGCAATGGCATCTTTGTCAATGAGGATATTATAAATGTATGGAGCCAGTTTAAACAAGTTCGATACGCTTTTAGTATAGACGCTATTTTAGAAAAAAATAGTTATATTCGTTATCCAACAGATTGGGCCGACATTGAACGCAGTCTATGGTTAATGGACAATACTCCAGATAATATACACTGTGCTATTGCCTGCGCCGTACAGGTGTTTAATATCAAACATATTATTGATTTTGCTAAATGGAAACTGTCGCAAGGATTTAAAAAAATTAACAAGTTTAGTCTTGACGGTTACGAAACTGGCGGTGGCATTATTAATCTACATTTATTGTATATTCCTACGTTCCTTAGTGCCAGGATACTTCCACAAGCTGACAAAGATGAAATAGCTCTACAGTTTGCTGAATTTAAACAGTGGCTTTGGGACAACTACAGACAAGATGACAATTTCTGGAAGGACAATGCCTACGGCTGGCAACGATGGGAAGCAATACTGCGATTCGTAATGGCCGAGGATCATTCTCGTTTATTGCCGGACTTTAAGGAATATGTGGATAACTTAGATTCTATACGTGGCTTAGATGCTAAGTCCGTATTTCCTGAATTAAAACACTTACTATGAATCTAGTTAAAATACAGTCATTAGAAAAATCTAATATTTTAAACGTTAGATGGAGTCCAAACAACCTTTGTAATTATAAGTGTGAATATTGTTTCCCGGGAAGTAATGCTGGTGATTTTCGATCACCTAGTAATGTTGATACAGTTATATCTAACTTTAGACACATGTTTGATCAGTATCAAACAAAGTTAGGAAAAACTAAATTTCATTTACACATTGGCGGAGGTGAGCCAACTGTGTGGCGCGATCTAGATAAATTTATTTTAGAGATAAAAAAATCACATGATGTTTATGTAACAGTTATTTCTAACGGATCGCGTACACTACGTTGGTGGCAACAGCACGGGCATTTAATAGATAACGCACAGCTATCGTATCATATTAAAGAAGGTAATATCGATCATATGATTGAAGTAGCTGATACACTGTATTCTCTAAATAAAAAAGTAACGGTCTATGTATTGATGGATCCAACTCGTTGGCTAGACTGTGTATCTGCTATTGAATACATGAAAGTTTCTAGCACACATTCTTGGTCAATTCTTGCCAAGGAAGTATTAGGCTACATGCCATATACTAATTCTCAAAAAGAATTCCTGTCTAAAGAAGTAAAACGAAATCCAAGTTTAATTTGGGTTTTAAAAAATTATAAATTATTATTTGATGGTTCTATAAAAATCTTTGAAAGCATCGCTTGGTTTAAGGATAAAATACTACCAATGATTGCTACTCCGAATACCTATGCTAATCGAGGGTGGACAGACTTTAGAGGATGGAACTGTAATATTGGATTAGACTCTGTTTATATAGGATGGGACGGAGTAATACAAGGCTCTTGCGGCCAAACATTATTTGATCAAAGATACAATATC